ATATTTTACCAGAGGATAATTTTGATGGTATCATTTCATTTGATGTAATGGAACATATTCCTAAAGAACAAATTCCAGAAACTTTTGATAAAATATTCTCTAGAGCAAATAAGTTTGTATTTCTTGGTATTGCAACTGCTCCAGCTAATGCTATTCTTCCTAATGGAGATAATGCACATTGTACAGTAGAACCTATTAGTTGGTGGGAAACTATGGTAGAAAGATATGCTCCAAAAAAAGTATGTACGCATATACAAACTACAGGAAATTGTAATAACTATTCTATTCTAAATGAAGAACTATATATGGAATTTTTCCTAAATAATTTAAATATTAATGAAAATATCACTTGACTTTAATAACGAATCGTGTTATTGTAAAGTATAATTAATGATGGAGAGAATCATGAGTGCTACTAAAAACTGGGCAATGGAAGTAGAAGAAGTTTTTTGGACTACTGTTACTAATATTGTAAAAACTTCATATACATTAAATGAGGCAGTGTCTCGTTCAGTTTCGTTGGGTAAATCAATGGTGCCTTATATTGATACTGAGATAGTAGAAGATACAGTTTCAGAAATATGGAAACCAATTCCCACAGGTGTTTGGAATAATTAATGTTGGATTATATTACAGCACCTGTAATTATCACAATGGGTGCTTGTATAGTATCTTACTTCTGGGGTAAATACCAAGTTGATCCAGAAGAAATTATTCATCACACTTTAGATAGTTTAAAAGATGGTGGGTATATAAAAACTAAAACAGATGAAAACGGTGAAGAGGAATTAATTAAGTTAGATGATTAAAGCCATGTTTTGGATTTTAGTTGGTATACTTTTGTGTCATTATGGAATCGTTAGTTCAGTAATTAATTACTTTGTAACTTCTGATGCAATAGATTTGATTATAGAATTTTTAGAAGGACTTAGGACAGTTGAAGAACAGTAAAGAATATGAAAAATCTGGTATGCGTGTTGATGTTCGTAATAACGATATCAATGGTGCATTACGAGTTTTAAAAAAACGTATGCAGGCTGAAGGTGTGTTAAATGAGGTTCGTGAAAAATCTCACTTCACAGCTAAGGCTGAAAAGAGAAGACTTGCTAAAGCAGCAGGAAGACGTAGATGGTTAAAGAAAATTGCAATTCAAGACACAGAAGGAAATTGAATGTCTAGAAAGAAGATTACAGCTAAAACTGCTAATGATGGTTGGGTAGCTCCAAAGGTTCGTAAGAAACGTAAACCTATGACTCCAGAACAACGAGAAGCAGCAGTTGAACGTCTTGCAAAGGCTCGTGCAGCAAGAGCACCCGCTAAGAATGAATCTATATGTCAGTCTGTTATTGATAAAGGTGATGAACATCCGTTATCTGCTAAAAAGATAAAAGAATGGATAAAGACACAAAAAGATTTATCAAATTCTTATAAGGCTGAAATGCGTAAAGATGTAAAGGGTTCACATTCAAAACATGCTAACTGTGTAGCATATGTAAGAAACATGCAACACTATTTAAAACATGGTGATTGGGTTGATGATTTTTATGGTGAGTATGCAGAAAAGAGGGTACAGTGGAAGACGATACATCCATCGCTAACAATGTAGTCAGAGGCCCTTGGTCTAGAGTAAAAGTTGTATCTCCCCAAGAAACTGATCAATTAACAGATGATATGATGTTTATTGATGAGGTTGCTGAGAGTATTATGATTCCTACTATACACAATCTTGCAGAAAATGGTGTAGAAATAAAAAATGAAGAATTTATATCTGAGATTGGATTCTTAAATGAAATAATAAAATCTATCATGTGTAGGTCAATGGGGTATGATCACATAATGACAGACCTTATATCATCTATAATGAAAGTAAAAACTGTCGGTACAGAAACTAGTTTTGCTGCAAAGCTTGACTATGAAGCACTCGACAGATTGGTGAAGAAAATTCTTGAGGAAGATAATACAAAATGATACTTATTGATATGAATCAAATATCATTAGCTAGTCTAATGATGCATTTGAATATGACAAAATCTAAAGAACCAGATGAAAGTATGGTTAGACATATGATTCTCAATTCGGTTCGTATGTATAGAACAATGTTTGGTGGTGAATATGGTGAGGTGATACTTACTTACGATTCTAAACATTATTGGAGGAGAGACTTTTTTCCTCAATATAAATTTAATCGTAAAAAGGGTAGAGAAAAGGATGACAAAGATTGGAACGCTATCTTTGAAGTCTTAAATACAATCAAAGCAGAAATCAAAGAAAACCTACCGTACAAGGTTCTGGAAGTTTATGGTGCAGAGGCTGACGATATTATAGCTATATTGTGTAAGTATACTCAAACAGAAAAAGATCGTAGTAAGAATGAAAAAGTTATGATCGTATCTGGAGATAAAGATTTTATCCAACTTCAAAGATATGTAAATGTAAAACAATATTCACCAATTCTTAAAAAGTATGTAAATGGTCATAATCCAGAAACATATATAAAAGAACATATATTTAAAGGTGATACTAGTGATGGAGTGCCTAATGTTCTATCGCCAGACAATACATTTGCTGATGGATTGAGACAAAAACCTTTAGGAAAGAAAAAGATTGATACTTGGTTGAATATGAATATTAATGATTTACACGATGAGGTTAAAAGAAATTATCAAAGAAATGAAAAACTCATTGACTTGAGTAAAATCCCAAATGAACTTGAAGATGAAATTATAACAAAGTTTCATGCAGCTCCATTCGGTGATCGAAGCAACTTACTAAATTATTTTATAAAATCAAGATTAAAAAATCTTACTGAAACAATTGGAGAATTTTAATATGGCCGAACAAACATACACACCGCTTTTTTCTGAAGTATTGGATAAAGTACACAAAGCAAAAACTAAAGATCAAAAGGTAAAAATCCTTAGAGAGAACAATACTGATGCATTACGCATGGTACTTAAATCATCTTTTGATCCAAATATTAATTGGGTAATTCCAGAAGGCCCTGTTCCTTATCAACCCAATGATGCACCAGAAGGAACAGATCATTCCGTTCTTGCAATGGAAGCTAAAAAACTTTGGCACTTCATTGAAGGTGCAGATAGACAAACTAAACAACACAGAAAAGAACAAATGTTTTTTCAGTTGTTAGAGGGTTTACATCAAAGTGAAGCAAAAATTATTATTGCAGCTAAGGATAAAAAACTACACAACCTATACAAAGGATTGTCTTCAAACGTAGTAAGAGAAGCATTTGGTTGGGATGAAAATTATAAAGTTCCACCACCTGATGAATATCCACAAGAACCAGGCTTAGCATCTGGTGCAGATAGGTAACAAATTAAACCCTTGTTTTTCAAGGGTTTTTTTATGTTGACATTACTAACGAATCATGTTATAGTATATACATAATGACAGAGAAAGGTTTATAATGTCAGTTTCAATAAACAAACAATTCGATACCATCGAACTTGGTATAGCAAATATGTTATCTGCAGCTAACCATGATTACAACAAATTTTTAGACAATGAAAAAATGCAAAAAGAATTTGCTGGTGATTGGGTTATTAAATATGGTCAAAAGTATATCAAAATTATGACTAAAAAAGGTGGTTCTGTTTGGGGGTTTGTTGTCAATACAGACAATGACAAAAAATTCAAAAAAGGTGATCTGTTGAAAGCTGCTGGTTACAATGCCCCTACTCGGAATGGTGCTCGGGGAAATGTTCTTGATGGTGGATTTGATATTCAGTGGACAGGGCCTTTGTATCTGATATGACTGTTTTAAAAACTATCTTTTGGGGATTAGTCTTTGGATTAATTCTCATTAATGTTGATCCACTTGGTATAATACGAATGTGATTTGGTTGGCACCTTTTCTCTCATCATCATAGCCAACCGAATCACTTATCCTCAATGATATAAATGATGATGACGTGACAGTCTTAAATGACTGAAATCATTGAGAAAAAGGGGGGTTGACACAGCCCCCCTTTTGTGTTAATGTATATATGTAATCAAGAGAGAAAGGTATTACAAATGTCAAATCAAGTAGACTTCATCAGTGCCCACAAAGGTGGGATTCAAATGTTCTCAAATCTTGGACTTGTTGGTTGGGGTAACACTGCTGAAAGTGTTGCATATGTCCTAAACACAAAAGGTATCGCCGATACATGCTACCAAAGTTCGTCAATGGATTTTGCATCTGAAGAGGGTTTTGACTCTGATGATGGTGCATCTTTTCTTTTCAAAAAAGCTCTAGAGCTAGTTTAAAAATGAACCTTATCTACACTATAGGTGGTAATAAGAAGCAACGTGAACTAGTAAGTGACGTTGCTTATTTCTGTATTGACAAACTTATGCCTAGAATGAAAACCTTAGATGTAGAAATACAGATAAATAATCTTAAAAATAATACAGCTGGATATTGTATGATGGCTGATGACAATCGAACCTTTGAATTAGAAGTTAACAAAAAACTAGACATAGTGGAAATGATTACTACTATATGTCACGAAATGGTTCATGTTAAACAGTACGCAAGAAACGAATTAGGAATTAATGAAAATCACGATGGTCAAAACTATTTTGACTTACCATATGAAAAGGAGGCTTACGAACTACAAGAAGTACTATTAAAAGAGTACGAAGAATATAAAAAATAATATCAGAGGCAGAAATGAAAAAACTTATTACAGCAGTAATGGTAAACAGTCTAGTATTTACTTCAGTAGTATATGCTGGTCAAGAAGTTATCAAAAAAAATATAGAAGAAAATGAAATAGAATGTCTTGCTCTTAATATTTATTTTGAAACAAAAGCAGTTTCATTAGCAGATGCAATGGCAGTCACAGATGTAGTCCTTAACAGGGCGAACCATGCACACTATCCCAATGATATATGTTCAGTAGTGTATCAAGCTAAAACAGATTCAAATGGTTTTCCAAAAAGACATAAATGTCAATTTAGTTGGTATTGTGATGGAAGAGCAGACACTCCTACAGATTCTACTGCTTGGGAACGGTCACGTAAATTTGCTAGAGATATGTATGTTCATAGATCATATATTGGAATAACAGAAGGTGCAACACATTACCATGCCACCTATGTAAAGCCTAGATGGTCAAAACAACTTGATAGGATTGCTCAAATTGGTTCTCACATCTTTTACCGAATGAAGGATAAAAAATGAGTTTAACTGGAACAGAATGGCAGGAGTATGCAGTTTTTCAAAGAACATTGTATGCTCTTGGAAATAAAGACTTGACAGAAGAAGAAAAATGTGTTATTATATGGTTAACAGAAAAGATTAAAATATTAACAGAAAAGAAATAGAACATGAATATATTTTACCTTAGTGCATATCCAGATCAATGTGCAGAAATGCATAACAACAGTCATTGTAGTAAAATGATTATTGAATATGCACAACTTATGTCTACGGCTCATCGTGTATTAGATGGTACAGAATATTATGGTAGAACAAAAAATAATCGTAAAATTAAACGATGGAAACTTAATTCTGAACTTGAATGTATTCTATACAAAGCATCTCATATTAATCATCCAAGTGGTATTTGGGTTCGTCAATCAGAAAAAAATTATCTTTGGTTATATGAATTATGGACAGAGTTAAACAAAGAATTTATGTATCGTTATGACCATGATAGATCACATGAAAGTTTTCGTAAATTAAAAGAGGCACTTTACAGGCCTCCTATGAATATACCAAATGGTCACTGGACAGAACCTACACCAGCAATGCCTGATGATGTAAAAAATGAAAGTTCTTTGGTTTCTTATCGAAACTACTATATAAAGTATAAGCAACATTTAGCTAAATGGAAAAAAAGAGAGGAGCCACATTGGTATGTCACAACAGCGTGAGGGATATTATGATTATATGCTAAGACGTTCTAGAGAAGAAGACTCTAGAGGAAGAAGTGATATATTAGAACACACAATACAGGAAATGCAAAAAGAAATTCATGCTTTACAGATGAGTGTAAAAAGATTATCTGATGAAAATTATAGGTTAAAAGAAAATGCCAACATACACAATAACTGACACTAAAAATGGAGAATCACATGAAAAATTTTGTAGTT